TGAACCGCTCTTCCGATCTTCGCTTTCTGGCAATGCCCATATTGATCTGTCCATGTTTGTCTGTTGCGTCGCGCATACAGTTCATCGCCTTCAGCTGTGTCTCATTGAGCGATGCCTGACCAGACGCCACCTGATCCGCTGTGAGACGCTCCAGGTACACACTGGTGTCTCCACCGATCGTGCCCACCTCAACGCTCTGCATCTCAAAAAAGATGTCCTCAGCCGGCTCTGCATCCTTCTGCTTCTCGGTCACGACTGTGAGTTGGCTGCCAGACTTCTTGATCTGCACACTTGTGTCGACAGCTCCAAGCAGAGCAGACGATCCACGCATGCCTTTGCTGCCGTCTTTGCCTGAGTGATGTATGCCCAAGAGTGCGGCGTTGTATGACTGCTTGAGTACGTCGCAGGTCTTCACAAACTTACCGATGTCTGTGGCGCTGTTCTCGTCAGCTCCCAGCAATGCCCTGGCTACTGTGTCGACAACAATCAGGCTGAAACCCCCTGCTCGCTCTTCAAGCAGCTGGATAGTTGCCTTGAGCTTCTCCACATCACCGGCATTGGTGAAGTCCACCGCGGTCGGCAACACATAAAATGGCAGCTCTTTTTCTGTAATCCCGCCACCTCTGTTCTCGATCCATGCCTTGATGCGTTTGCCAAGGCCGCCAACACCCTCACCTGCGATGTACAGGACGCTGCCCTGCTTGACACCCATGCCGTGAAAGTCCTTGCCTGCTGCGACGCATAGAGCAATATCCAGAGCGATGAAGGTTTTTCCACAGCCAGGTGGCCCGTACATGACGCTGAATCCGTGTCGTGTATACAGGCTATCCACCAAAAACTGCACAGGTGGCATGGCCATGAGTTCACCAAGCGCCATGGTCGCGTACACTTCCGGCTGCTCATGTTCAATTTCGCCAGGATCTTCGACACGATCTGTGATGGTTGTCGCTGCCCTGGCCTTAGCAATCAGCTTTTCTTTCGTCTGACCTGAGTCGAGCCAATCAACGATGTCGCCCTTGTTCGGCAGCTCTTTGCTGAGATCCAACAGCTTGATGTCAGCTGCCACGCCGATCAGTGTGTTAATGACCTTGGCTGCATGCTTCTGCCCTGCCTCGTCATTGTCAGGTACGACAACAACCTTGCGATCCTTCAGCCATTGGCTGTGCTCTTCGGTCCAGTTGCCCGAGCCACCGTTGTTTGTTGTGGCGACAATGCCGATCTCTCTGAGCCGATCCACGCATTTCTCACCTTCGACAATCCACACGGCACGCTTTGAGTGATGCAAGAGCTCAGGCAAGTTGTACGGGATACGTCGTACATCCTTCAGGTTGCTGATCCAGCCACCCTTGCCGTCGGGCCGCTGCTGCCTAAATGTCTTTTTGCCGTCGGCAAAGTCAGTCCTGATGACCTGGTACTCGAGCACACCGTGATCTCCGATGTAGTCGTAGGCCGTGATCTTGTCTCTGTTCTTCGGCGCAAAGGCAGGATCTTTCTCGATGTGAAACTTTTGCTCTAAGAAATCAGCCAGGTGCCCGTTGGCCTCTGGGTATGCCAGCTTGCACAGGTCTGTGAAGCCGCCGGCCTCTTGTGTTTCATGGTCAAACCAAGTGCCTTTCTCTGTGTCGACACTCTTTGAGCCATGACTACCGAATCGCAGCTCTGAGCCATGGGACAATCTTTTATTCTCATCTCCCCACAGGTCTCTGGCTACCTCGGCTATGTGTTCTGCATATTTGTTCATAGCTGCACCTTAAAAAAATGCCCCCATTGCTGGGGGCGAGTGGTCAAAACTCCCAATCACCTCCGTCGGAGGCTTCAGGCGCAGGTGCAGGCGCCGGCTCGGGAGCTGGGGTTGACTCAGGTGCAGGTGCAGGCTGTGGTGCCTCACCCTCTGGCTTGTCGGTCCATCCAACCAGCTCAAACTGCGGCACACGGGTCTGGCCTTTGCCGACCGCTTGCGCAGTTGCGCCGTTGTATTTGACCTTGGCGACTTGGCCAGGATTTGAAGCAGCGCCGTTGTGAATGGCAGGCCATACAGCCTCGAGTCCCATCTTTGGACCTGAGCCTGTAGTCGTCCATTCACGCCAGCCGCTGTCTTTCAAGAACACCATCACGCTAAAACCACGCTTGTGATCTGGTGACGGTTGAGCACCTTTGACCCCTGGGCGTTCATCCCATGACCATTCCGGTGCAGCGCCTTCACTGATCTTGCCCCAGCCTGTCTTCAGGCTTTCTGGATCAATCAGTAGACCCTTCATCTCGATCTCTTCGCCGTCGACGATCCACTGATTCAGTGATGGCTTAAAGCGGATGTACTCCGCGCTGCTGTCTGACAGTCCTAACATACTCATACTATTTCTCCTCACTCTCGAGAGTTTCTCTAACAATGCCGCACCATAGATCGAAATCGATCTCTGCGACGCTTTTAAAATCCGACGGCTCATAGCAGTCGGCACCAGCACCCATCCAGTTGATGAACACCTGGATGGGTTTCCGATCTTGTCTAACGATGAGAACAGGGCGACACCCCTTGGCCGCTGCTTGTGCTTCACACTGCAGCCAGAATGTCTTGATGTCCGAGGGTACGCAGCTCGCGTACCTTTTGCATTCAATACTCCAACCAGGCACACCCGATAAATCGTCGCCGCCTGCCTGGTATTGCTCTAAGTTTCGCTTGCATTCAAACCCGAGATTATCTCGGATCAGGTTTGCCACCTCTCTCTCAAAGGCAGCTCCCTTGCGTCGGGACATAGCGCCCATATGTGACCTCATTGGTTATGTATCGGCAAGCCTAGCGACATCAATTTAACCCCACAAGATAAAATGTGTTGACCCATGCGGAACTTTTGTTCTAATCTGTTTTTGTCGATGAGGGAAACAGAGGAGATTCGGCATGGCACATTTTTCGTATAACGGCGTTTCTGAAAAGCGGTCTTTTAACCAGTGGTGCGCGGATCACGGCATTGAGGTGGTCAAGTCTTGGGACATGGGCATGTACGGCAACATTGGCTTTAAGGTGTTGAAGGATGGTGTTGAGTATGAGGCTAGTGGCTATCAGTCTACCGGCATGAGCTCAAACTTTACTTTTAATCTCGTTGTTAAGGAGGCCGCGTAATGGAAATCCACATCGGAGCACGCGTCACACTGGCCGGCGGCAAGATCGTCGGCACAGTGCTGGCGCACAGAGGTCGCTGCGTCACGATTCTGTTGGACGACGGCAAGAAAATGCGCATTGAAAAGCGCTTGATCGAAACAATTTTGGAGGCGTTTGTATGAGCTTTGCTGAAGCAATGTTCCTTGTGATTGGGTTCTTTGTCTTTTGGGGTGCCATGTGCTTTGTCGGCTTTGTAGTCGATAAACTACTGCGCCGGTTCTTTGGCAAAGGCATTTTCCCAGAGGGGTATTTTGAATGATTACGACGTACTACCAGCAGGTCTGGTTTGAGGGTGACGATCACCAGATCGAGTTTAGTTACGCAGTCAATGACCAGGAGGAAATGCCTGGTCTGCAGCTGCTAGAGATCGACGGCATGAGCCAGCACGACACACCGAGTCGGCTGTGGGAGTTTTGCGAATCGCAGATGGATGTCAACGTCGCAATGACAGCAGAGGAAATGTTCAAATGGTAGGCAAGGTCACAACAATCCAGAAGATGAGCGCGAGCCGTCTTCCAAACATTATGGGCTTCAGCCCTTGGTCGACGCCGAATGATGAGCTGAACCAGACGATCAAGGCGCGCAATGAAGGCGTGCATCACTATGAGATCCAAGTCGGTGAGGCTGCAGATTGGGGCAATGATTTAGAGGACATCATCCTCACTCGCGCCGCGGAGAGACTTGGGCTGTCCGACCTGCGTCTCGAGTACACAGAGCCGTACATCTACAAAGACATCCTGCAGGCTTCGCTTGATGGCGGCGCCAAGGCGCAGAATCTAGTCTTGAACACAGACGCTGCCAATAACATTTATGTTATGACACACGACGGCACGATCACATTGGACGGGCCTGGTGTCTTGGAGGCCAAGCTCACAAGAGCAGCACCCAGTGACACACCGGCCCCGTACCGTGGACCCATTCAGCTGCAAGGACAGATGCTCTGCACCGGCGCACAGTGGGGTGTGATTGCGACGCTGTACCAGGGCGTTGAGCTGTACCTCTATGTGTACAAGGCTGACACAGAGATGCAGCAAAAAATTGTCATGGCGTGCTCTGACTTCGAGCGTCGCGTGCGTGATGAGGATTGGTATCCTGCGATGTCTGCGACTGAGGCTGCCGACATGAAGGGCGACGCACCAGAAGATGTCGAGATGGATGCAGACGATGACCTGCAGGAAAAGATCGAGCGGTTAGCACATTTGAGAACAGAGCTGAAGGCGTATCAGGCACTGGTCGATGACCTGCAGCTCGACATCATGAATGACATGGGCGAGGCCAACATCTGTAACGCTTCGGGTTACAGGGTGACCTGGCCTGTGCGTCGGATCAAAGCAAAGCCGGCACAAACCAAAGAGATCCCCGCGGTTGAGGAGCACTGGGCGCGGGCTAAGACGCTGAAAGTGGATGAGCTGTGA